GATGAAAAGGAAGAAATGCAGTTTTGGGGAATGGCTGGCGGTGTGTCGTTCAATGATGTGGCATCGTTTTGCGATAATCTGCCAGAAGATGACCCCGATATTGACGTGCTTCTGCATTGTGATGGTGGTAGCGTGAGCGAGGGATGGTCTATTTATGACCGCCTTCGCGCAACTGGCAAGAATATTACTTGCATCGTGGAAGGGAAAGCGCATTCAATGGCAACCGTGGTTCTGATGGCAGCACCAAAGGAACAGCGCAAGGCATACGAAAACGCAGAAATCCTGATTCATAATCCGTATTGCTACACCACCCGTCCGCTCACGGCTGATGCCCTGCAAACTTTGGAGCAGGATATGAGGAACGAACAGAACAAAATCCGTGATTTGTACGTTGAGCGGTGTGGATGCGACCCAGTTGCCATTCAGGAACAGATGGACAAGAACATCCCGATGAATGTCAGCAAGGCAATGGAGTTCGGACTGATAGGCGAGGTTCTTTCGCCTATGTCAGCAAAGCATATAAGTGAGAAATTTGATAGTATTAACCCAAATCGTAAATCAATGGAAAATGAGAAAGTTGAAGTAAAGAAGTCGCTTCTTGACAAGATGCTGGAGAAACTCGGTTTCAAGAGCGTTGAGGAAGTGAAATTAGGAATGGCTCTCAACACGGCAGACGGGGCAACCATCGAAGTAGAGAGAGAGGAAGGCGAGCCGCAGGTGGGCGATAAGGCTGCACCCGATGGCGAATTCTTGATGCCCGATGGCACGACCATCGTTGTGGAGAACGGAGAAATCGTTGAGATTAAGCCAGCAGCAGAAGCCGAGCAGTCCGAAGAGGATGATATCCTTGAGCAGGATGATGACAAGGCAGAAATCGAACGGCTGAAATCAGAGAACGATGACCTGAAAGCGCAGATTGAGCAGTTGAAGCAGGAACTTGAAGATGCGAAGAAAAACGCCAAGACCACGGATGACCTTCGCATTCTGAATGCCGTGAAGATTGCTGGTGGCGAGAAAGCCCTGAAAGCAATCGAAAGCAACTACAAGCCGGAAGGTCGCAAGAAGGAGGACAAACGTGCAGAGGAAGCAGCCGAGGGGAAAGCCCCTACAAGTGCCGAAATCATTGCACGACTGAACGAGATTAAGAAAGGCAAGAAAAAGTAATAATTAAAAATGGAGATTTAAACAATGGCAAAGTATTTCACTAATATTCCGCTCCAGCCTGCAAACCTTGAATCACTCCGTGATGCAATTATCCGTCAGGTGCTGGAAGATGAGGATTTCAGAAAGTATGTAACAATTAAGAGAGTGCATTCGGATGCCCCGTTGGCAATCATCGGTGAGATGGATGCAGTCGGACACGCTGGTGCTGGCTGTTCCCCCACGTTCGAAGAGATTGGTATCGCCAACGATCTGAAACGCTGGGCACTCGGTGCGTGGAGCATTGCTCTTGAAATCTGCTATGAGAACCTTGAAGATACCATCGCAGAGTATTGTCTTAAGGCTGGCACAGAGATTGGTGACCTGACCGACACCGATTTCATGGCAATCTATACCGATTTGCTGGCTACGCAGATGCGTAGAATGATTTGGCGTTTCGCATGGTTTGGCGATACCGCTGCCGACACCATCGCAAACGGTGGCGTTCTGACCAATGGAACCGACAAGACCTTGTTCACTACGAATGACGGCTTCTTCAAGCAGTTGTTCGCCATCGGTACAGCCGATGCAACAAAGGTTACCACGATTGCAGCCAACTCGCAGACCACCTATGCCGCACAGATTGCAGCCATCAAGACCGCTGGTGTTGCTACCACTCTCGTTGATAATATTCTGTTCGATGCCAATGCCCGTATCAATCAGAACGGACGTGCCATCCTGATGCTGAACAAGAAGTTCGCTGATGCCCTGACACTTGATATCAAGAAAACCTACATGAGCATCATGCCGTGGGAACGTGTGTTCGAAGGCTTCGAGGTTGCCCAGTACAATGGTGTAACCATTGCCAGCATCGCCACATGGGATTACATGATTAACCAGTATGAGAACACTGGCACAGCGTGGAACAAGCCGTTCCGTGCAGTCTATGCCAATCCCGGGAACCTGATTATCGGTTGCGATGCCAACGACCCAATCAGCGACCTTGATATTTGGTTCAACAAGGATGAGCGCAAGAACAAGATTTATGCCGCTGGCAAACTTGACACCAAGATTGCGCAGGATGAACTCGTGCACATGGCATACTAATCAGAAACCAATGTCTAACCATTTAACGGTTGCTTGCAGCAAGGAAAGGAAAGAAAAGTATGGCTACACTATGTCAATCGCTCATCTCGCAGGACATCCAGTCTAATTGCGAGAATCCGCTTGTAAGAGGAATGGAAAGTGATGGTATCATCATCAACCGTTCAGATATTGATTTCGCTTCTACCGTGTTCGATGCCACCGACACCAACATCATCAAGACGCTTGTCCTGAAAACTGGTAAGCACGGATATGAGGTGCAGCAGGATGGCGCAACCCCGTTTACGGGAACAAACATTGCGCTCGCCACGGGAACGTATCGCAACACGTTCACGAATCAGGTTGCACTCGTTATTCTTGATAATGACCCATCGGTTGCCCGTAATGTTGTTGACGGTCTTGCAAATGGCGAGTTCGTTGTCATCCTTCGCAACAAAACGAAGGGAACATCAGGCAAAGCAGAGTATCAGGTATTCGGCTACTATCAGGGGCTTCACGCTTCGGAGATTACAGCCGACAAGTACAGCGAGGATACCGATGGCGGATGGGCTGTCACGCTGGAAGAAACGGGCGCACCGAAGGCGGCTGTGTTCTTCTTCAACACCGACAGCGCAACCACGGCAACCGCTTATGAATCTTTAAAGTCACAGTAAGCGCATGACCGTTGAGGAAGCGAAAACTCTTTGCGAGGATTTGAGGGGGAGATTTGATTCTCCCTTCTCAATCCTTGATAAACAATCCATCGAAAAACTCTATTATGAGGTACTGGGTAAGGAGTTTAAGAAAACAACTTGTCAGCGATGTTATCACGATGGTTTGATTGAAATCTATTTATATTTACGAAAGAATAACGCTATGAAACCGAAATGCAATTACAAACTCCGTGCAGGGTTTATCATCAACTGCCCCACATTCCACGGGGGTAAGGTCTATTCTAATAGCAACCTGACGGATGAGGTTGCGGCAGAATATCTTGAACAATTCCCCGACAAGGCGGTTTTCTTTGCCGAGAGACCCGTTCAGGCAGCGAAGCCAGCAACTACCAAGCCCGTGACAAGAAAACCCCGTAGAACAAAAAAAACGGATAAATAACTATGAACGTTGGAAGAACCAAGAAACCCGATGCGAGGATAGATGTTGCTTATCTATCCCGATTCCATATTCAGACGTATGGTCGTGATAACAGATACCCGCAGAACCTTATAGCCATTACATCGGCATCGGGAACGGCTGAATTGTGTTTGGCTCGCTATGCCAAGTTCGTTGAGGGCTTCGGGTTCGTTAGCGAACTGGCATCCGAGACAACCATCAACCATGAGGGCGAAACGCTGGATGACTTGCTTCATGCCATCGTGCTTGACCTGACACGTTTCGGAGGCTTCGCTGTTCACGTTAATTACAATGCGCTGGGCGAGGTTGCCAGCCTTCATCACATTCCGTTTGAGCAAGTTCGTTTAAGCGAAAAGGATGACCGTGGATATGTAGCCAGCGTGAAGATACATCCCGACTGGCAGGGCGGCAAGATGACCAAGAACGGCAAGACACTCACGCTATCAGAGCGTGAAATCCGTGAGTTCCCCATCTTTAACCCTGCTGTTGAGGTTGTTCAGAAACAGATAATGAATTCGGGCGGCATTGAGCACTATGACGGTCAGGTTCTTTGGCTATCAATATCAGGAAAGGACACCTACCCGACACCCATCTACGATGCAGCCATCACGGATATTTCAACCGATGAAGGACTGGGCAATATCAAATACCGCAACGTGCGAAACAACTTCCTTGTGGCGTGTATGCTCATCACGAAAAAGCGTGTTCCCGAATTCCAAGAAGAATACAACGACCCAGTGCACCGTGACCGAGGCAACCGTGAAACCCGAATGATATCCGATGAGGACTTGCTGCAATTTCAGGGCGATGAGCGTGGAAGCAAGATTCTTAACGTGGAACTGGAAGACATGGAAGATGAGCCAAAGGTGGTGGAGTTTCCCGTCAAGAATTTCGACAAGGATTTCACGGCTACGGAGAGCAGCGTGATAGAACGTATCTACGCACAATTCCATCAAGAGCCATTCTACATGATTCGTTTGGGAAAGACTGGCTTTTCGGGTACGATCATCCGTGATAGTTACGAATACTATGCTGGCGAGGTTACCAACGAGCAGCGATTCATCAAGCGTGGACTTGAAGCCGTGATGCACGTTTGGCACGATGCCGCCATCCGTGATATTGACCTGACAATCGAACCGCTGAAATACATCAGCAGCGAAGACAATTCAAACGTGGAGTAAATATGGAAAAACATCTATTGAACTTTCAGGAGTTTCGCCAGCTGGCACGACCAACCAGCAAACATCTTGATGAAGAAGATGTGCTGAATGCGATAGGCGAGTGCGAGGATGTGTTCATTGCCCCTTCTATCGGGCTGGGCGTTTATAATCTGCTCGTAACGGAATACACCGATGAAAACCCGATGCCCGACAACCTTCAAGTGCTGCTGGGCGGTGGTTATTGGGCGTATAACGGTTCGGGTGCGCTGGTGTTCGACAAGACCTTTGACCCGACATTTGCCACCGCCTACGAAAACGTGAGGGTTTGTCACGGCTTGAAGAAAACGCTTGCATATTATGCGTGGAGCGTGATGATGCGTGAGGACGGGGCAGTTGTTACCCGTTCGGGTTCATTGCAGCACATGGATGCCTACGGCAACCGACTGGCATTAGCCGAAAAACACGCCCGTTATAATGATAATACGAACGTAGCAGAGCAATACCTATCATCGTGCCTTGAATATTTGAAACAAATCACGGGCGATACTTCGTGTTGTTGC